CGGGACTTACATTTAATTTAGTTACACCACCATTATCTTCAACACTAAATGAGGTACCTCTAAATCTTTGACTAGCACCACTTACATATAATGCATCAGCACCAGCATAAAATATATTTTGTTGACCAATAAAGTTATTTGAACCTGTGGTTGCGTAACTACCTGTTGCATTAATTAATGAATTAACTTTACTATCATTACTACTCGTATATGAATTGAAAGAACCTGTATCTAATTTAGTATTAACTGAACTTGTTGTTGCAAGTCCTGCAATTGTGTTGTTCTGATTTAAATCAGTTAATGCTATGCTTTGCGATACCGCAGCCAGCGATGAAGTAGTAGCATAAGAACCAGTAGCACTAATAAGTGAGTTAACTTTATTGTCATTGCTTGATGTATATGAATTGAATGAAGATGTTAATGTATATGAGTTTAAGGATGATGTGGTTGCAAGTGAACCAGTGATTCCCTCAATTGAAGTTAGTCTATTGTTTTGTGCTAAGTCTGTTGTTGCTATTGAACCTGATAATGTTGTTAATGAACTTGTAGTTGCATAACTTCCTGTTGCTGCAATCAATGAATTAACCTTACTATTGTTTGAAGATGTATAGGCATTGAATGATGCAGTACTTACCAATGAACCAGTATCTGCTTGAATGGGTGTACCATTTACAGTAAATGAACCTGAAATATTAACAGATGATGTTGATATTTGGAGAGGTAAGTTATTCCCCAAACCATCCTGAGTGTACTGTAATGTACTAGTAACTCCTGTGGCTGAGTTTGCAAGTTTGATTAATCCCTGATAGGATTCACTTACGTATAAATTAGTTAATTGTCCCATATATAAGTATATATTTGTGTTTGTTTAAGTGTTTTTCCATTTATCATTTACGTCTTTCCATAACTCATTTAATTCTTCCCAAGTTAAATTAGTGAATGGTAATTCAGGAAGTACACAACGATTATAGTCAAATTTCTGTTGGATGCTAAATGTCATTGTCCATCCCCCAAGTATTGTTTCTGTTTCTTCTAACCAAGGTTCAAGTGCTGAATCCCAATCAGCGTCGTAGTCAGATAAATATGCGTAACTAAATAAGTCTTTCATAATTTCTAATGTATCTGATAGTACATCTTGTTGATTTGATAAGTCATTCTCAATCCTATCACAACATATAACTTTCCAAGTTACGTGCATATGGTTAGGACTAAGTCTTGTATTATCAGGTACAAAATATAATCTTGGATATAATGGTTCAACCTTTGTTTTTATATCGTTGGTAAGTTGTGTATAATCCCCAAATCCAAAACTTCTAATCTGTGCGTGACCATTAGCAAAACTTCTCCAATCTGATATTACTTGAAAGTAACTTGAGAATGATTCATCTTGTGGGAAACTAAATGTATCGGGAACAACACAAGAGTTATAATCAAATGGTGCAACCATACTAATCTGTAATGTCCATCCACCTAATATTGTTTCAAACCTTTCTTGAAATGGAACTAAGTTAGGTTCCCACTCTCCTTGAATTATACGTGCAAAGTTACCTTGTTGTGCTGTATATGATTGATAGAATATGGTCCAAACATCTTTGGCTGTCTCCATTGTATCAGACATAATATCCTCCAAGTTAGATAAGTCATCTTCAATTCTGTCCATTATGATAATGTCAAAATTATAATGTATCTCATTTTGATTTAATGTGACCTGACCAGGAACCACATACATTCTTTCATACTGTGGTTCCTGTTTTGTTTCAATGTCATTCGTACATTGCGTTATATCTCCGAACCCAAAAGACTTAATCTGTGGATTATGGTAAGCAATACTGCTGAAATAGGTCAATATCTGTTTATAATTTATGTTCATTCCCTAATATTAAATATAAAATTGTTCATAACGTGTTCTGAAATTATCCTTTTTGTTGTGCTTTTTTCTGTAACCTTATTAATTCTTTGTCTTTTTCAATGAGGTAGCTGAGTTGGTTGAGTATTTCAATAACGCTTTTTGTGATAATATCATCGTGTCTTGTAACATCATCAATTGCAACTCTATTGAGAACTGAGAACCATCCAAATGTTTTTTCGAAAGTAGTAACCATAGTTTCTTCCTGTTCCTCCAAGCGAACTTTATCCCGTTCCATTCCATCTTCATCTTCTGTATCAAAGATATTGGGGTATAGTTTGAAAAGTTCTTTGCGAATTGAATAAAAAAAAACTGAGCACCTAAAGCATACTCCACATCTAATTTCTCTTTGAACAATTCGGCTCGTTCTTCCATAGTTTCCTGATTGTATTTCTCAATCGTAAACTTGTGACTTGATTTGGATTTAATGATTGGTCTGTATAAGATTGCTGTAATGATATGAATATAGTCAATCATCTCCTCAGGTTTCTTGGTCATCAATGTATCTAAGTCAGCATACTCACCAAAGCTCATCTTCTTCCATTCAGGAATAAATCCATACTCAATACCATCCAATGTAAACCTATCTGAGAACGCAGGTTTCTCAACAGGGATTAGTTTCATTAACTGATTGGTAATGAATTGTATTTCATCACGAGGTGCAGCATCCAAATCTTTTACATCTGCACCAGTCATTATGTTAATTAACTTTGTTGCAAAGTACTCATCCTCAAATAATCCTTTAATCTTGAATATCTTTGCGTAGTTACCAATGGATAAAATGTGTGGTATTTTATATTCAATCTCGTTTAATTCAAATTTTATATCTTTCATATTATGCAAATGCAATGGCATATCGGCCAGTCGATTTTAAATTCTTTATTTCGTAATACATCCTCATCATAAATGCATCAGATAAATCGGGTGATTTACCGAGTATCTTCTTCATCTCATCTTTGGACATTACTGCAACCTTATTATCTTTATCTATATCTTTTAGCTTGACAGCTAATAGTTCTTGTGTTAGTTCATCAACTACTGATGGTTCTATTATATTAATACTAATCTTACCATCTTTAAATAGTTCAGATAATTTAACATAACATTGGGACTTTAAATTGATGAAGTTCTGTTCGTGTAATGCTTTAGAGTTATTCACAAAGTTTGTTCCTCTAATCTGATCTGCTACTCCACCACCAACGCCATCACTATCCACAATTACATTTGTAGGATGGATTCCGTACATTCTCATTATATCCGTTATTTCGGTAGATAATTCTGTGGTTGATAGTTTGGTATAGACTTTAACTTCTAATGCAACCAGTCCACTCCAAACCACTACTACGGACCTGTCACCACCAAACCTTGCTACGTCAACTGACAAATATTTCTTATCATCTCCTTGTGGAATGTTTTTAAATACCGATGATGATATGTGGTCAAAGTTAAATAGACTATCGTCTTCTTCCATATAGTTCCAATCTCCTTCAAGTAGTCTTCGTCTTTGTGCTGGTGGTAATGACCTTAACATTTCAATGTAAGATGGTGGTAAGTGAGGATTGTCTAATGGTAATGCTGGTATGAATGCTTTGTCAACTGTCAAGGTTCCCTGTATATATGGAATGTAAAACTCTTTCTTCAACCATACTTGACCAGGGTTACAAGTCATTAACATTTTAGGTATTAAGCCGTTTTCATCTAGCTTGTATCTTATCCTAGACTTTACTATCTGAACCGCTTTTAATACTACTTGGTTACATTCGTCTATAAACGCTCCTGTAATTTCTAGTGAACCTAGTTCGTCAAAGTTTGGGTCGCTTGGGTATAAGTATAAATCTTTAATAAGTATCTCCGAGCCGTTAAAAAAAGAAATAACACCTGACTGCTGGTTAAACTTGTAATGTACGCCTGAAAGCATTCCTTGACGCTTAGATACTTCAAAGAATGAATTAAGTGTAGTTTCTTTTAAAGTCTTTAGCTTTGCCCTACCCATTAACCATCTAGTTTCAGGATATTTAAGGCACATTTTCATAAGCCAATAAACACCAAAAGCGGATTTGCCACCGCCAGCTCCGCCACCAAATAATAATTCAGTAGTTACGTTGTCTTCTAGATAATCAATTGCTAGTGTCTGCTTCTTGGTCAACTTCATAATCCTTACTCTCGTTCCACACT